CCGCCCTTAGACAATGTGATTTTCATACAATTACTCTGCTGATCTGTCCAACTTGGAAAAGCAACATTAACTGATCCAGCAACGGCCACCATGTCATCTGGCGATTCAATGTAGAGAAATTTGGTTATAGCAGAATCCATAATAATAACGCCATCAAAATCTTTTGCGTCTTTATACGATGAATAAGATGCTTTGAGCATTTGTTCTTTGAGCTTTTGTCCGTTAATGTTTCCAGATCCATCTACTACAGCATCGACTATCTGCTTGACATTGTAGTCAGGATAATGCATCTGTAACATAACTGTTAATGCTGCTTTAACATTTTTAGCTGTTTCAAAAAACTCTGAAAAATAAGACATGTTTTGTTTTAGATTGAATTCAGTTGGGCTGGTAATCAATCTAACTTTGTTTGGCATTAGTTTTTTTACAACAGGAAGAAACTCTCGCTGGAACCTTCCAGCCAAGCTCATACTACCAGCTGGGCCAAGACGGCCATTTTCTCCGGCTTTGAGTTCGACTTTTGTGCCGTTAATGTCTAGGTCTCCTGGCGCTCCGCGACGATTAACAGTTGGACTGATAATATCTAACATGTATTCGCCCTTGCCTACATCTCCCATTTCGCCCATTTTGCCATAAATTTTTTGAAATAAATCCACTTTTATGGAGTCAAAAATATTTTTGTAAGCAGGATCAATTAGGTCTTCATAACTGTGAACCTTGCGCGGAGTCAGCAACAGACCAGAATTCAAAATCCCGTCTTTGGATAATTTTTTTAAGAATTTTTTAACGTCAGATTCATTAATATCAGCATCTGCCAGTGCTTGTAAAATCACACCGCTTACCATGTCTTTATAGTTACGCAAGGTTGCAAACTTTGTGACATCGCCTTTGATAGTGTATCTATTGGTAAATTTTAAAACATCTCGCAAATCTCCCTCGTCGGGGATTTTTTCAATTTTAGTTTCAATTTCAGAACGTACTTGCTCAGGAGTTTCTCCAAGATGTTCTATATTTTCAATGATGTTAATAAGTTTGCGTATATCTGACATAGTAATGTATTTACCAGCGATGCACTAGTTCTTTGCCCAACGCCAGTCCTTGTTTAACCAAGTAAATAGTAGTTCTTCTTGAGCAACATAACCGTATTTGTTTAAACTTATGGCCACGCTGTCATTTACCAAGTTGAGATCTACTAGATCGTGCCAGGTAGTTGTAGCCGGATCCAATGGTGCGTGCGGGCTTTTATACACTGCTGCACTGATCCATGGACTGTTTTCCTGCATATCAAAGTAGCAATCCCTGCAGTCGAATCCGTTTACTGCCAGCATATACATAAGATTACAGATATTGTAACTGTAATAACAGCCATTTGCAGCAACGGTTTTTAATCTATTGTACTGATATCGTTGATACATCGGTACTGTTAATATTAACATACCGTTGTAGTTCATTGTTTCGTTCCAGACTCGTAGCGTTGCCATTGGATTAATGGCATACTGGAATGTGTTATGCGACCACATTAGATCCACTTGTCTGGGTATTACTCTTGTTTCAAAATTTCCAACTATAGAAACCACATTAGGTATCTCGGCTACTTCAGGTTCAAGTATGTCGGGTTTCGAGTCTACAGCATAGCAAAGATAGTTGTGTGGCTCCGGTGGATCATCACGTGTTTCTCTAGTGGCCCACCATTGAATGTCTAGGCCCGATCCACAGCCCATGTCAGCTACTACTTCTAAACTGTCCATGAAGTCATCATAGACATAGAGATAGTTTAATATTGATAAACTATGATTATGACTATCAGCAGGGTTTTTAAATAGATCCATTTTGTAATATTTCCATAACTAATTTTTCTTTCAACTGTTGAAGTCTGGGTTCAAGTTGATGACAGGCTTCGGCTATTTCATGGTCAGATCCCCAACCAAGTTGATGGTTTAAATGATATGCCCATTTGGCTACACTATCTTTTTCTAACTGCACGTCTACAGCATTATGCTTAGGACGGGCCTGTATGCACAGGTTAAATTCATCAAGTAGTTGTTGGGCACGTTCTCTAAAGTCTATCATACTACAATATCCTCCATACCCGCAGTTCTTAAACGAACCACGTGACCCAGCATAAAGTTTTTACTTTCAATGCCTTTCATAACACCTAACCATTTGTTACGCAGTAATGCTACTTCGTTGATAATAGTTTCCATGTCGATGACTTCATCTTCGGCTTCGGCGTACTTTTCAGCATCACGTGACGTTAATGCACGGGCATAGGCTTCAAGATATTTTTTATAGTGAGTTTGTCTGATACGACGTAACTGTATATTTAGGTATTCTAATACTGCTTCTATTTCCTGTAATTGATTAAAACGGTGTTCAGTTTCGCCAGGCAAATTACTCAAGGCTCTTTCTACATTGCCACGTATTTTAATATCTGCCTTGGCTGCTGCAAGTTCCTGCTCATAGTATTCAATGAAAGCAGGAATTTCACCTAAGTTTGCAACAATTTTATTATACCACATATTTTTCGTACTCGGTTAACCAGGGAAATACGCTACGCCAATTGGTATTGCGTCGACGATCTTTTTCGTCTAAGAATGTAAACAATTTACCAATTTCAACGTGATTAATCAGGGTTGATTTGATTTCATTTGCTATACTTGTCATATATTGAACAGCTCTCTGATCATCTGTAGTTGTATTAGGCATTAAGTTTAACACATGTTCAAAGTCTTTGTCAAACACACCAGGACCAAATATATTTGGTCTCATATAACTGGGTCCAGGTTCTGTTACACTAAAGTAATGACCAACTGTCCTTATTCCTCGCCAATTATTTAATTTCGTAACTAAATCTGGCATAGTTTTAATTGTTAGTGCAGATATAGTCTGGTTAATATTTAACTTGATCCATTTTTGTTTTACCAAATATTCAAAATTATTTTGCCATGTGTCTAAGTTTAATCCGTATCTTACATATTCTTGTTCAGCACCCCAACAGTCAATACTGGCAGTAATTTCAACTCGTTTGATTTTTCTTTTTGCTACTAATTGTTTAAATTTATCAATTTTATCAACTAATATATCATTAGAAATCATGAGATTTGTTACTATATTAAATTCGCACTTGGGATTTGGATTGTTTTGTATAAAATTAATAAGTGTATCTAATTGTTTTTGATAAAATGGCTCTCCACCTAAAAAATGAAATCTTTCTAGATTCACAAAATTATTTTTCATCCACTGCCAAAATTTTGGTTCTAGTTCGTCTATATTCTTTTTTGCCAGCGGGAATAATTCTACCCCATTTTTATTAAAGCTACCAAATTTGTTAAACTCTTGATCTATACTAGAACTCAGACCAGGATTACAATATAGACAAGATAAATTACAGGTATTATTAAAGTATACTTCCAGAATAGAAGGAGTTACTTTGACCAGGGTTAGGTCATTGGGATATAGACCCGGAATAGAATTATGTAACATTCTGTCACTGTATCCGCCCTGGGTTTCAATTCCTTTGCAGTATTCACAGCCGCCGGTGGGCCAACGACCGTCAAGCATTAAATTGCGTGCCTGCAATTTATTTTCTGTGTTGTGAAAATTGTCAAAGTTGTCCGGTGTTAATTGACTAAATGATGCTCGATGACAAGAAGCGGTTTCACCAGAATTAAGATAAAGAGTACTCCAGCCCCACTTTAATTTACAGGCTGTCTTGGTGCTAATAGGAAAATAATTGTTTACCACTCGTTGATATTGCCTTCGTTATCATCATCGTCGTCAGCTGAATACTCTTTAAGAGCACGTTTTAGTGCGCTATCAGTAGCGCCAAATTCTCGCAACTCTTGATCGCCTAGCATATCGACCATAACGCTCATTAGGTTGTCGGCTGCTTCTTGACGATCCTTGCTAGGGACATACTGTTTCATTATAGTGTATAATTCACTTAATACTTCTACATCTATACTCATTGTTTTTCCTTTTTAAATACGATTAAATCGTCTGTACATCCTGTACACCTGGGCTGTTGACAGGTTGTGGGATTATCAAATAATGCCCAACCTGTGGCTAAATTTCCTAATAGGTCGTTTAAGCATTCTCCACTGTATACTGTAAGATCTGCTTCAATTAAAATTCTTTGTTGTCCAGCCGAACATTCCCAATCTTTCCAGTTATCTATATTTTCATTATGCATCCAGTTTGCATTAATGCGATAAGTTTCATTATTGTCTAACATTATTTTGCAATTACAGTACGGATGATTTTCAAATTTCAAGATTTAACTTACCTTTAATTACTGGGTTTTCTCTTGTTCTAAGACTGTAATCAACTTCATTTAGACTATAACTAACTCCTAAATTTTCTAATAACAGTTTGTATGCATTGATTCTATTTTGATTCCAAAACTCATTCATGATATTTACATGTATAAATTTTTTATCTGGTATAGAGATTTTAATATCTCTAATCATATTAAAAAACTTTTGTTCATCGATGTGCTCTGAGTGTACACTAAATGAAATATTATCAACATATTCAAACATTCGAGTATAATACCTGGTTGTGGCACTACCATTTGTAGTTACTAGAATTTGAAATATGCTGTCCTGATATTTAGTTCTAAGCCATTCAACAAAAGGTAAAAAATCTCGATTGCTGGTTAATTCTCCGCCGGTAAATGAAATTTTATATTTTAAATTTTTATGTTGAGATTTAGAATATATATCTTTCCAATACTGTTGTAATTCAGCTAAGGTATGTTGGCGACTGGTTATGTCGTGCCACTTGGTAGGGCAGTACATACAATCATAGTTACACCTAGTGGTTAGTCTCCACGTAATTGAGAAATGTTCCTCTATAGGGATAACTTTAACAATACGTGGATCCATTAATTATTCTGTTGCTTCTTCTGTTATAGTTTCAACAACCTGATGTGGATTGGCTGTGAAGTCTGTCATAACTCGATCTAACGATCCATCTTCATTCCGTTCCCAGGCTTTGCGGAACTGTTTAATAACTGTGCCATCTGTTAGTGTGTATTTTAAACTATTACCTTCTTTGGCCAGTAGACCTTTACCTTCAAACAGGTCAACTAAGCCCGAGTAAGGATTCATACCTGTTTCATAAGGAATCTTAACCTGTACCGATTCAAATGGCTTGGCATAACGAGTTTTCATAATTTTACAAGCAGCACGAATACCTTTAACTTCCGAAATCTTGTTGCCATCGTCATCTTCTTTAAGTTTCAACTTACGCATAGCCACCACAATTGAACTGGCATAAATAAAACCTTGTCCACCCGAGATCTTGTCATCGGGGTCAAACATATCCTGTGACGCATAGGTATGATTAGTGGCCACTAACCCAATGTTTAAGGAGCCAAACATGTTTACACAGTTACGAACCAAGGCAGTCAAGGCCTTGGGCTTACGACCCATATCACCTTTTAGATCGCCCGCTTCAAACTGATTTACATCAGTCGGTGTTAGTAGCATACCCAAACTGTCCAGCACAATTAAAACTTTTGGACGTTGATCTTCGGGTAGTTCTTTATAACTTTTTACAAACTCTGTGATCATTTTAGCCACATCGTCGATCATGGCCATGTTGAGTTTAAGTAACTTGTCTTCTGATGTATCTACGCCTAATGCGTGTAACCAGGCTTCGTCTAGGGCATTTTCTGTATCAATTAAGATCACATAGATACCTTGTTCTTGTGCATTCTTAACCAGGTTTCCTGAACAGATAAAACTTTTACCAGCACCAGATTCTCCGGCAAACACAGTGACCTTGCCCATTGGAATTCCTTTATGGAAGTCTCCTGAGATTAGATAATTCAGTGCGTAGTTGTTGGTTGATATCCAATCAGTTGGATCATTGAATCCTACACTGATACCATCAATACTTTTAGTAATACTTTTTCGAAACTTTGATACATCAAACGGTTTGGTGATTGCCATAATTAATTTCCTTTATTGTTTGTATAATACTATTATTTTTGAAAAACGTCAACAACTACATTTCTTTTTATTAATTCCATAAAATCTTCTTGTTGCTCTGCTTTTGGTGCACAAAATCCACAGGCACATATATCCTTAATACATTTAATAACAGGCATAGTTGAAGTTTCAAGTTGTGTTTGTAATGTTTGTATAATTTCATTGCTTTTACTTAGATGCCCTAACGGTTCTATCTTTCCAGTTGTACTAGTTTTACAATCTTTGTTAGTATATACAGTACCATTAACCTGACGAACAAACAAGAAAAACCAATTTACACTACAACTCCAGTCTTGAAATCCTTGTCGCGGAACAAAACTTACACTTGATTTTAAATCTCCGTTTAGACTTAACTTTCTTCCACCGCAGCAAGGTCTACCTTCGTGTATGCTACTCACACTATTATTTTTTTCCCCGACTAACTCTATCATTGGTTTATAAGTTATTTTTTGTGCGTTAGATACTTTATCAATCCAAAATGTTTTTAATTTATTAAACTGCTCTTGATTATACATCCAGTTTAATTCTAAATTATCCAACGGTTTGGCCACATATCGTAATTCATTTAACTTACAAAACTCTATTATGTCTTCAGAATCGGCAAATAACTCAGAGTTATTATGCATCATAATAACACATTTAAATCTTTTATTCTGTTCTTTAAGATACAGTATATTATCTTTATATTGCTGTTTTTGTTTTGGTAAGTTTTCTGCATGATAGCTAACGCTAAATTCATCAATTAACGGAACTATTCGTTCCCATTGGTTCTTCCCGACTACTCCGTTAGTAGTGCAAGTAATAGTTAAATGCCAATTGTTTTGATATGGTTTGTACTGAGATCTGCATTCTTGTAATATTTCTACTATGTCTGGGTGAAACAAACTTTCTCCACCGTAAACATTTAATATAACTTTTCTTTGACTCGGCTTTTTATATTGCATGTACAGATCAACATAGTCATACATAAAATCAATTGATTTTAAACACTCGTTCAAAGGTGGATGGGTTGTAGTATTGTCGTGCCCACCGTCTATACCAGAAACACAATAAGAGCAATCTAAATTACATAACTTAGTCAATTCCCAATCTAATAGAAAGCTAGGTACATTAGTAGGGTCAAGAGCAAAGCCAATGGAATTTATTTGATTCATCATTAATTATTTTCAAATACAATTAAATTGTTGTTGATATTAGAATTTTTAATAATTAGTTTTCTTATCATTGCTATGTTTATTTCGTAATCGGTAAAATTTGCTAAATTTAACCTTGGCCCAACTGTTGGTATATTATTATCGGTACAAAAATTTTTATACTCAATTGGAGCTGTTTGAATAATTGGTCTATGTACGTTTATATGCACTTCTCCGCCTATTTGTGAATAATCGTTTGTGTCTATATCACTGATATTATTATCAAAATGTAACCA